AACCTAAATTGCTAGTATCTAATATCAAATTGTGGAAGTTTAAATTCCGCATGTGGTAAAGTGGTTCATTGGGAATGTCCAAGGAACCATTTATATCACGCTCTTGCGAAAAATACCATCGACGACCACTATAAAATGGCATCTCCACCTCAATGGTGTTTTTGACTAACGGTGCAACTATGTCACAACCACTAGCAGGTGCATGATTTATAAAATCATTCACCGATCTGGCCATTTCTAGCGCTGTCTCATCGGGGGCAAACTCTCTAGTAGTGTAATTATAGCCACTATAGTATGAACGTGCAACAAGCATGCTAGTACAGCTAATTGGTTGATCACTTTTTTCAAGAATGTTGACAGTGTATTTGTTGCGAATTGAACCACGTCGCATCAGGAAACATGGAGCGAAGTAATTCAAATAGTTTGCCGGTGTTCCGTGGTTGTATGTTCCAAGTAGTCCTGCACTATACATACCATTAGTATCAGGCCCCGTGTAAAATGGAAAATCGTTTATATTCCACATTACCCTTCCATTTGGTACTATGGTCGGGACATATACTCCACCAGAACAATAACGCTTACACAATTGTCGAATACTAACAATCCTTTCACCAAAATGTATCATTGATAATTTGTCAATTAAAGAATGTGACGTAGGTGTGTCGTTCAATGGTTTTTCAACCGCGCTGGTTGTCTCTATTTTATTACCATTCCCAGGCACATCAAGTGTGCCTGACTGTTCGACGAATCCCAAATTAGAATATTGAGTGTCACAAGTATGGTATCTACGGATTAAACGTGACGTTGGCTCCTGTAGCTCAAAATCATCATGTGCACTTATATATACTAAAATATCAACGTCATTGGCAGATGCACAAGTTAATGGATCTACAACCAACACAGCTAAATGTCCATTGACAAAGCTAGGCTCGTACTCTATGTCAGCGGCTGGATCAAAAGACCAACACGTAGTACCACTACTAATTTGGTCAGGCCCTAGCACTTTCAAATAATTGTGAGCACTACCCCATCCAACACACATGGTGAATTCACGCTCAACTGATAAATCAATGATATGTGAATGTACTAACGTTGAATCAAGACTGCCGACATTTCCAGGTATATACCTTGGATTATATACCAATCGTAATTTCCCTTTGTGAAATGGTGAAGCAACAATTTCAAACCTATATTTCAGAGTCCCTCGCCAATATTTGAATGGATAACTGACATGTGCTAGGCAAGTGGGAGTGATATACGAACAAGCTTGTTTAAGTTCAGTTGCACCCAATTCTGTTTCGCCAATGTAAGAAATCCCTGGGTTAACAGCAAACCTACCTAGCAATGTGTTGTGAATTTCAGCTGCACTCCATGGCATGGTGGTTAAATAGCATTCTTTCTGTGCTATATGTGAAATCAACATTTCATCTCCAGCACCATAACCAGTCACACAAGGGTCAACAGTTACTTCCTGTTTGCAATCAAGTGATAATTTGACAGATGAATCTTCTCCATTAAAATGGTTTAAATTACTTATTGGTCTATTTTGCATGCTACTATGATGGGGAATTTTGGACGGCTTTGAATAGCCAAACAATTCAGCAATCGCGCCGAAGGCACCAACTCCTATCTCAGAAGCTCTTGCGTACGGGCCTATATAAGGTACATTATTCAATTTCCCTATAAACCTAGCCAATCCAGTGGCTGAGGTAGAAACCAGTGGCCGTGAGTATTCATCACTTCCTTGTTCTGTCCAAGAACCAATTGATTCTAGGCAGGTGGTTGACAGTTCATAATCACTAAACCACGTCCAAACAGTTATAGTGCAAGTGTCACTAGTTGCTTGAATCGATCGTAATGGCGTCATAGCACGTAAAATCAGACGTAGTGGTTCATCTTCTGGTGTTAGTTCTACGGTTCCAATTGGTGATAACAATGGCAAAGACAAACAACCAGCAGTGCCATCTGATGGCACAATACTAATGTGAGGCAATGAAGTCATTGCTGTGAGCTCTAGGGGTATGGGTGCTGGTTTGGTACTACCAGACATCTGTGGCCAGTATTGAGCGGCTGCTAGTG